TGTCTCCACCATCAAGACCAGGAAGACCCTTTCGAGCACGAATCTCGTTAGGAACAACAACCTGATTTCTAATGTAGCGCTCATCGATCTTAGACTGAGTGTCTTCGTCGGTAAGTGAAAGCTCATTTAGATGGATAAGGAATACGTCTGTGACTTCCTTAATGATCTTATTCAGCTTGTTTTCAAAGATGGTTTGCTCAGGACGGCACACCTGCTCCTTGAAAGTCTTGTCTGCGTCACGTGCAACTGCTAGGCTGACACCCTCTGCAAGACCTACCTTTGAAAGTGGAACTCTGTGAGCCATAAGAATGTCTGACAGGTTTCCCTTACGATAGTTATTGAATGATGAATCCTGGGTTCCCGCTTCCACCGGCTTCATTTCGAAAGAAGTCTTTCTTTCCTGCTCGTCAGGTGGTAGTGGAACGTATAGAGTTCTGTGATTCTTACCCTTTAGCGATGTCTGGAAGAACTCTGTGATTCTTCTTTCCGCTGCCGGGCTTAGTCGTCCACCCTTAATTACGATAACGTAACGAGGCACTGCCTTGTTCTCAAAGTAATCAAGGTTGAATCGTGTGGCGAATTCATTACCTGCTACCGCTGCCTTTGCAGCAACGACGTCAGGAACTCCATAGAATCCATTGGTTGGTGAATACTTCTTGATGTGGATAACCTCGTTTGGACGAGTATCCGATCCCACAGGATTAGGAGTTTTCTGATCTCCAAAGTTACGGAAAAATACCGCCTTGTTCGAAATGATCTGGACGAATCCATCTCTTCGCTGGCGAATTCTCATTGTGGTTGATGGTACGTGACCAATATAACCAATTGATCCACTAGTGGTTCTGCCGATTTCAAGGTATCCGTTTCCGGTGACTTCGTAATCCGTCCATACCTTGATCAGGGTTTCAATGAAATCGTCTTCCTCATTGCAGCTAGCAATCCAATCAAATAGCTTCTGCTTTTCTCTTTCAAGTCTTGCTCGCATTTTCTTGGTCTTTTCTTCGGTCTCAATCTTGTCCACCGCCATTTTTGCGTTTGGACTCAGAATGAAGTCGTAGCCTAGACCAACAATGTTGGCTACCTTAGCTTTTACAGCTGAGTAGTGAGGTGGTGACACCTCGTAGAGCTTTGCCAAATAATCGAGATTGTAAGGGGGAAGCATGACCTTAAAGGCATTGTAGCCAGTAACGTCCTCTGTTTCCTCCTTCTTTGAGGCAGCACCATCGACACCACGATAGAACTTTTGAAGTTGCTTTGTGGTGCTGATTTTGAAGGACCGAGAGAGTCCTTCCATTTCATTGAGTTCAGAAGCCTTCTTAGCAAATGGATCAGGATCGTGTTCAATTCCACGATTGTATTCTGAGCCAAGAGATACTTCGATTACTCTCTCTTCTTCTGGCTCGGCCTCTACAACTCGATTATGTGCCATGTCTCTCCTTGTAAATTTCTTCACTCACGAGGGCAGGAATATCATGGTCGTCTGGGATTAGACCCCATGCCGCTCGCTGCTTTTGATGCTCAAATTCCTCATCTGTCACCTTTCGATGGCCAGACAGGAAAACTGGTTTTCCGACGAGAATGCCATAGTGCTTGACAGCGTCACGAAGCATTTTCAGCTTTACTTCGCTGCCCTTCATGGCTGCCACACAAAGGAAATTGCCTTCTTCGTCTCCGACCCATCGGCCGTCAGGCATTTCCCATACGTAGACGCCATACTTGGCTTCCTCGATTACCCTATATTTCTGTTCTGACATGGGAATATCATAAAGACATTGACGTTAAAAAGCAAAATGGCCCTCGACATGAGGGCCATTGTGTTATCCCGCTGGAGTGATTCCCCAGATATTGGAATATAGCTTGGTTGGATTAGCTGGTTGAGAAATTGTTATTGGAGAGCTGTCATCAACGACGACTCCTGGAAGACCAAGATATGCATCATAAATTTGCTGCATTCCTGTTCCATCAATGTCTCCATAGAGTGCAGAAAATTGAGCAACAGATGATCCATCATCTCCAACAATGATTGTTGGATTGAGTGGAGTAGTTAGAACCGCACCAATATGCATCCAGTCGTCATTTCCAAAGACAGTTGCTCCTGTTGTCACAAGTTCACCATTTACAGTTACCGCGCTGAATCCAGAGAATACAATTGTGTTTCCGGATCTTGTGATTGTATTTGCACCGGCCGTTACAATATTTCCTGCCGCAGCCTTTGTCCACAAATCAAATCCTGTAATGTACAACTGATCTGGAGTTTCTTCCTCTCCGTTAAAAGAGGCATCCATAGTAATGGTGATTTCTCCAGTTGCGATATCGATTCCATTAAAATCAGCGTACTCAATAGGTTCATAGTAATTCTTGCTGGTTACTCCAACACCAGTAAAGCTGGCGAATCTATTGTTTAGAGACCCAGCAAACTCTTTGTCTGTGTATACAACAAGATTTATATAGTCAACGAAACTAGGGTCATCAACGACTCCTCCGGTGAAAGAAACCCTTACATCGATAGAGTCTGTGTTGACAAAAGACTCTGATGCCATATCCGAAGGGACCTTCCAGGTAATTCCGTCAAGAGAGTATTCAATTGTGAATCCACCTTCTCCATACCAGTCAAGTCTTCCTTCTGCAAGGGTGGCTTCTGGGACTCCACTCAATTCTAGTGAGCTTTGCCAGGTGCCAGCCAAAGAAGTGTTTGTGAATACTGTTGTTGGCAACCCGTCGACGATTACCTCTGATTCTGAGGTCGAATAGAATGGAACAATTGTATTGTTGGCTACGACAGTATCAGTGATGACACCCTCTTGCCACTCTACATCAAGATCCCAAGTTTTTGTGATGGCAATTGTTCTTGCTTCGTCAGAGAAGTTCCAAAATGTTCCTTGGTTATATGACGCAATAGTTTCACTCTCTGGAACATTAATTCCTGATGCGTAATGCTTTGCAATGATTTCTGATGAAAGAGTTCCGACGTAAATAGCCGGAGCATCAAATGAAATCTTCGAAGCAGTTCCCGACTGTCCAGCAATAAGATCAGATGTCAGGAAATCATAAACACCTGTCTGCTGATCTTCTGAAAGATCTGTTTCAGCAACAAGAACTCCGTCGACATAGAGAGAATTCCTTCCATTATTGTGAACTCCTACAACATGGTAAGACTTATTGACAGAATATCTGTAAGAAGTCTTGCATTCTCCCACCGTTACGTATTTTGTTGTGAAAATGATTTCATCGTCTGTAATTACTAGACCATCATATGTAGATGAATGACTCATTACACTCACCGGGCCAGTTACGTCAATAGGCTTGACCCATGCCTCTAGAGTGAACGCACGCTGCTCGTAGCCTTTGTTAAAAACAGGATCGTCCATTTCGATACGGTTCGTATTAGACAATACGAGAGCGTTGCCTGAGCCTGCTACAAGGGCAGACGACAGGACAGCAGAACCGACCAAATCAGCCTGTCTTAGGCTACCGGCCGAATCATCGTAGGTTGGACCAGATCCATCCAGCTTCCAAAAGGAAAACGGAGCGTCTGCTTGTACTTGTAGTTGATAAGACATACTGGCATTTTACCATGGAAATGCCAAATGCCCCTCCGAAGAGGGGCACTGACAGTAATATATAACCATTCCTAAGGAAGCTGCACGAAGACGCACAGACGACCCGGACTCATTTCCATAGGTCGTATCCTTAGTATAGCTTATGGCTTTGGTACTCGCAACTTTGTCCAGCTATCCTTGCCAGGCGGCCACTTTGCAGCGTCACCAGAGTATCCCAACTTTCGCTGCCACTTTTCGTAGGAACGAATATCGGTCTCACTAAGTGTTGGGCCTGGACCCTGCTGATAAAGTCCGCATCCCTCTGCAACAAGTCGCTTACCCATTTCAGTCCAAATGGCTGACTTACTGCCAACATTTGTATTCTTAGGAATACCTGAGAATGGAACAAGCGGCTTTGGAGGGACAGGAGTGCTCGTCTTTCCAGGAATCTTTAGCTTCTGACCAATGTCAAGCATATCGGACTTTAGACCGTTCAATGACTTGATCGCTGAAACAGTCGTCTTCCAATTCTGTGAAAGCTCCCAAAGGGTGTCTCCTCGCTTTACTGTATAAACAGTGGACGCTGGAGGTCTAGGCGTTGTAGTATTCTTTGTACCAGCCGCGAGAATCTTCTGAGTATTGATTCTTCCTGCATCCCAGTGGCTATTTTCTGGAACCTGGCTGTGAGTGAAGTGTCCACTCTTTGACCAATTAGAAGTAGTTCTCTGTGGATTAGGACCATACATTTCTGATCCACCAGGATTACCTGCTGGCCAAACATCTGGAATTCCCCATGATCGCAGCCAATCCATAATCTTATCAAGATTCTTGCAGACAGTGTCCGTAAAAGGATTCTTTGCCTGAGCAACAACCTCAATCTGAATAACTACAGATCCACCCCTATTTGTCTGAACTCCGCCGGAACGATTCTCTAGACCTCGTCCTGCACGATTTGCAGGAATCATCTGGACAATCTCACCCGTAACTGGATTCCAACAAAGGTGTACGGAGTTTCTAGCACCGTTCAAGTAGTTGGCCATGCTTGCAGCACTTACGCTATAAGAAGCTTCTACTGTGTGCCAGACGACCTTCTTAGGTCCACCTTCCATTGCACCGCCATCAACTGATGCGGCCATTACTCTTGCACCGGGCATCCATGCATTAGGCATTATTTACCTCCTTTGCATGTGCTTCGGTGACTTCAATATCTTCATCGGCGTCATAACCAGGATCGAAGTCCTCGTCTGCGTCGAAAGGAACATATAGTTCATCACTCATATATTTTCACCTCCCTCGTAGTGTATTGCTTTTCTTCTGAAAAAGCAAAAAGGCTGAGCTTTCGCTCAGCCAATTCACTAATCTGCACAATGGCAGTATTCACATGCGTAACCCATGTAGTAATCTCCATGATGCATGTGAGAAATACTTCCTGGACAATATCCAGCATCCTGAGTTGTACAGGAACCGCACCTCGTGCAGGTCCACATAGTCATATCTTCATCTGACCATGCCTCATTTATTTGGTAGTCGTGATCCTTGCATGAAGGGCCACAATTCTTTGAATGATCATAGGTTTCGCATGAAACACACATTAGCCGATATCCACCACTTCACAGCCACCATCTGCGGAACAAGCTAGTTCCTGAGATCCAGATGTGTTGTCCTCGAATTCATAAGTAGGAAGCAAATCCCACTCGATCTTCTCAGGCATCTTCTCAAGCCATTCCTTGTACTCAGCCTCAGTAATGGACTGGTAAGGAGCCTGCTTGTAAGTGTGCTCAGAGAAAGGAAGGAATGAAATTCCTGAAACCTCATCGAAGTGCTTGTAAACCCAAGCACCAACTTCCATCCATTCGTGTTCCTTTACAGAGACAGTGATAGAAGGCTTATGCTCACACCAGGCTCGCTGGTAAGTTAGCCAAATATCAAGGTGCTGAATGGCGGTGAGATCATTTCTGGTCAGTGCGCCTTCGGCTGCTCGCTTAGGAAAGCTGAATACGACAGTGTCATTAGGCTTCATTACGTCAGGCTCATTTGGAACACCTGAATCCTTAAGGAACTGAGTAAGAGGGTCCTTAACGTCTCCTCGCACCGTTCGAATGTAGAATTCATCATGCTCTGCGTGCATTCCAGAAGGAACACCAACAAGCTGACTGACAGTTCCAGAAGGCTTGACACAGGTAATCGCAGTTGAACGAGGAATACCAATGGCATCTGCCATGATTGCATTTGCTTCAATAGCAACGTTCTTAAGCGTATCAAGGGCGTCTGAAAGCTTATCCAGACCTTCCTGGCCAGACATCAGCCTGTTTCCAAACTGACCAGTCAGAGAAACGCCCAATAGACGCTCTTCTTCTGTATTCTTCTTCCAAATCTTTCGAAGATACTTGAAATCAGTAAGAGTAGACTGCCACGTTCCAAGAATTGTAGCTGCTCGAACCTTTCTTGAAAGACTTTCCTCAGTATCTTCTGGTCGAACAACAACCTCAGTCAAGTTACAGAACTGATTAGGTCGAAGAATGATCTCTGAGCAAGGATTCGTACCAAAGTCATATCCAGTGTCTCGACGTCCATTCTTACCGGCCTGCTTGATTGCTGCCTGACGATTGAAGATTCCTCGCTCACCAGACTTCGAATCGTATAGATTCTTCCACTCTGCCATAAAGGCTGTCATATCTGGCTTGCATGTGTAAGCTACTGAGTTATTGGCAAGAGCGCGTTGTGAGTTGTTCTCCCACCAATTACCTGCCTTCGCTGTTGCCAGTCGAAGATCAGAAAGGTCGGAAAGAGAAATAAGAGCTGAACGCCTTACTCCACCTACAACAACTACTTCTGCAATCTTACAAACAAGGTCATGTGCTTCAAGAGAGGTGAGCTGTCTTCCCGCCGCGCGACGGAATACGTCAATCGTGAACTGGAAAAGCTGCTCAAGTGGACCGGGACCAGATGCCCTACCACCAAAAGTCTTTAGGCGTGCACCCGCTGGACGTACCTTAGAGGTGTCCCAACGAGGAATCCTTCCACCCCAAAGAAGACTTAGAATCTCTCGATAGGCTCGTGCCCATCCTTCCTTGCTGTCGGCAACCTTGACAACTGTTTCAGTTGCTTCAAATTCCTCAGCAATCACTGGAAGCTTACGTACATACTTCTCTTCTACAGAGAAGCCTACTCCTGTGCCATTCATGAGGATGTAAAGAACCTCATCGAATGCACGGACATCGTCAATCGTAACATAACTACAGTTGTATGCTGCAACATTGTCTCTATCGAGCGCCGGGCCCGCTGTCATCATGGCACGCATAGAAGGCATTGCTGCCTGCTCAAGAATGAAATCCCGAACAAGATTGTAAT